CTTCACGAGGAAGACAAAGTCAACGAACAACGACGAAGAACAAGAGTAGATGCCTTTTTGGACAGGATTCAAATTGTTGATAATTGTGTCTACCGGGCAGTACAAGGAGTGCCCTCCGGAGACGGAGGCACCTCTGACGTGAACACTGGTACACACGATTTGCTTAACGACGCGAATTGGATTGAACTACATCTTGCGGCTGGCGAGCCGGAAAAAGCAACCTGTGAAGTCAAAGACGAAGAAAGCCATGAAGTGGCAGTTGGCGACGACGGAGGAGGAACCGTTTCTGACGAGTGTTGTGCTGTTTACAACATGATTAACCGTACTACAATATTCAAACACTATGGTTATCAATGCACTCCACCAACTAAAGACGGAACCGAACAACACCTACCATGGGTCGACATAAAGGATTTTCAATTCTTGAAATGTCATTTCGAACAGGACCCAGAATACCGGATGATTTGGCACATGAAAATGGCACCGAAGGTAATCCGAGAGTTGACTAATTGGGTGACAATTCATGGCGACAGCCACGAACTGTTTTACTCCAACATGGATGACGCTCTCCGATTTTCCTTCCATCATGGAAAGGAATTCTACAACGACTATCGCAACAAAGTCAATAAAGTTTTGCGGGAGGATTATGCGCCCTTACTTACAATGCGCTACACCGACCATCGGGCCGAATTTCTAGAACAATTTGACAAAATAGTTCTTAGAGATGAGGCAAGTGAGGGGGATGAGCTAGCGTAGCTCATCTGCCTTGCGTTAACTGGAAACAAATAGACCACGACTGGACTCATCGAATAAAGGATTATGGAACGGAAACCCCGAAACATTTACCCCCTTACTATCTATGTAGTCGTCGATTTTAGGCCTAGGATGTGGAAATTTAGGATAATTTGCCTTTATAGAAACTCCCCTATACCGCCGAAGAATTGACTTATTTAAGGAATTGGATTGACATCTATCTTCTACTAGTTATTAACTGTAAACAACAACAACGAAAATCTATTATCTGCAACCAGCCGGAAGAGTCACCCCGGCGCCCATTGGATTTCATTTAATTAATTAAGATTCTAAAAAACAAAAAAAAAAAAAAAACAAAAAAAAGAAAAAAAAATATAATTAATGTAAATGACTATAAAAAGGACAAAAATAGCGAGAAAAATATTAAAAGAAAACTTAAAAAAAAAATAAAAAAAAAGCCAAT